AGAGTTCTTGTTTGAGTCACTAGTTAATACTAAGACTAAGGAGACAGGTACTTCGTCATTGAAATATGTACGGAAGGCAGCATCTTGGAAGTAAACACTTAAGTTACCGCTAACACGAATACGACCTGTGAAAATATCTGCAACAGAATTAGAACCGACTGTTGTAGCATTTTCTGTAGCACGATCAATAGTAAAATCTGCAGAAGTAACTAAAGCTACTGGAGCGCCATCAACTAACATTACACCGTTTACAGCAGCAAAAATACCGTTAGTACCTTGAGCAGTCGGGTTTGAGAAATACTGAGTAGTACCAGTTTGTGCCATATCCTTACCAGCAAAACCTACGTCAATAGTAGTTAAACCAGTTGCAGGTAATTGAACAGCAACACTGTTTACTTTCATACCTGTGAATACTTCAGACTGTGCAATATCGCTGTACCATTCTTCAATATTGTAAGACTGGTCAGTATGGCCTGTTGCGGGAACAAAAGTTGTCTTACCAACTGTTGCAATATCTACACTAGCGATTGGACCTTGTGGTACAAGAGTAGAACCATTAATTGTAGTAACAGTTAAAACTGTATCAGTTACATTAGTGATTAGTAAGTTATTATCTACGTTAGCAGCGTTCAAATTAACGCCTGTCAAACGAACAACAGTACCTACCTTGTAACCTTGAGTTAAGTAGTCACCAGCTGCGCGGGTTACTGTAAAAACATTACCAGATGCGGCGATTGTAACTGAAACACTAGTGGATGTAACACCAGCGCTGAAATCACGAGCAACAACTGAACCGATAAAATCGGAGTATGAAGCTGGAGATAACTCACCATTTAAGCTACCTGTTGCGCTACGGACACCGTGGCGAAAGTCAGCAATTTGACGGTCTGTACGAATCTCACCGGATTCATAAGTTTCTTTTGTTAGGTTAAAGTTAGCAGTAACACGGCGTAATAGTTTAGCACCTGTTGCGCCAGCTAGTGTACCAAAGGCGCTTTCCTTTTTGTAGCCGACTTGTTTAGCCGTACCTTTTGCGATTGTCATATTATTTTCTCCAATTAAATTTCATTTGCAAATGAACTGATTTTAGGGTATCAGCAAACCAGATTAGTACGAATATACTTCAGCTACCAATTCGATTAAAACAGGGCAGATTACCTTGTCTGATACTGTAGATGTTCCAGCTACCTGAGGGGTAGAAAGTACATGAATTTTTACATTACCTTCTACAAATACGGTACCTTTTTTAAAGTGGTTTCTGACAAGTTCAGCACGAGCTAAAACTTCAGATGTACCCTTATTGGTTGACCCTAAACAGAATACTTGCATAGTTAGGCGTTCTCTATGAAAGCCGGTTCCAAGTACAGGGTCTTCTGGAGGTTGTATTGTAAATTGAACTCTTTCGTATAGCCCAACTGGAGGAGTAAAACTAACACCCTCCCAAGCGATTGGGACTGTAGGTGTTAATGTATTAAGATGCCTTTCAGCAGCTTTTTTAATTTCGATTATTGCCATGATGTTGTGCTCCAATCATTATCTGAATTATAGTAATCATCAAGCTTAAGTTGGTAAAAGGCCATAACCTTCTCGGTAGTAGGTTTCATAATACCTTGTGGAGCCTTCTTAGAAGATGGTACTCCATCTAAACCTTCTAGATTACCGATGTAATGTGCAGGGTTACCAACTATAATATCTTCGCCTAGTTTATAATTCATAAGATGAGTGTTAACAGCACCTAATGCAGTGTTACCAGAACTTGCTCCATATAAGGCTTGCTTTTCTAGAGTTCCATCTAAAGCTATTTGCCATGAACCTCTTGCATAACCTTCTTCAGGATTTAATCCCCAAACTTGTTCACGCATCGCATATAATGCTGGATACTGATCTGCATCGCCTAATGGGGTATAACCTATAGCTGCTTCAGCAACACCAACAGAAAATTTTCTAACCATTCTTGCTAGTCTTTGCTCAACATCTGTTGTTAGCTCTTCTAGTTGTTTAGTCAGTTCGTCAGCATTACAAGTTACTTTCATATCAACCCTTTGTAGCAATAAGTTTGTACAAGGTTAATTCACCGTATGCTCTGTGTTCAATTAAGCTCTGCACTTCGAATGTTTCACTACCTACTGTAATCTTATCTCTAACCGCAGGTACAAAACTTAAGGCATGATTAGCTAGATAAAATACTGCAGCACTTCTTCCAATTAAATCTGGAAAATTGTACTGATCAGTTTTTAAATGCTTCTTATACATTGTTACAGTATGTTCTGTAGTAGTATTTACTGTAGAACCAGTTTCAATATTATAAGTACCTTCGGTAACTTGAAAGTATTGCATGGATTGACCATGCGTTTTTATCATCTTAACACTTGAAAGTAGAAACGGATTTGCCATAATCAACCTCAAATATTAAATTGTAATGAAGGCAAACCTGTAGTGTCTTGTGAAGGAACTGCCACAATATTATTGTCAGCGTTAGCATCATTAGCTGCCATATCTGATTTACTAATACCACCAGCATAAGGCATAGCGTTAGTATAGATAGGGTTTAAATCTGGATTGCTAATATACATCTGCAAAGCTTGCATGAATTGTTTAGCGGATGAACTACCCTTAATACTGAAGATATCTACAGTTTCATCTGGACGTAATGATAATTTCATTAACATGGATTTAGCAGCATCTAAAGATGATCTGCGAATAGACCATTCGTTTTTATCCAGAAAATAGCGATATTCTTCGTCAGACATTATAGGGAAGTTTACATCGGTATCACCGAGTTCTATGCGTAATGCTCGAATTGTCATGATGTATCCTTTATAATAATTTCTTCTAATAGCCCATGTAGAATGAACCATTAGAAGAAAGCCTCCCGAAGGAGGCAATCTCGTATCTAATTTTAGTTAGATGTAGTGACCTTAACCACAGCGGCAGGGCGGCGAATCAAGTTTAAGAAATTGCTCTCTGTTTGAATTTGAATTTCGACATCCTTTGGATCTCTATAGGTAAATGCGTATGCTTCTTCACCTAAGGTGTTAACGTGACTGAAACGGTTAGCAGGAGAGAAATATGTCTTGAACATATCGCTTGTACCTGTAGGTAACATTACGCCTTCGCCAGCAGGGATGAGGGCTGAACCGTTGTAAGAACCACGGTATTCAATGTAAGTTACACCACCGTGTACGAAACGGCGGTATAAACCTGAACCGAGGCGTTGACGTAATGGCTCTTGTGTGCTAGTGTAATACTTGTAAGCCTCTTTAACAGTAGCGTGAGCGATTAACTTAGCGAAGAATGCTGGTGAGCAAAGAACGATTACTTCATTTACGACTTCACCAGTTAAGATGTTGTCTTGAATGTGAGCAATACCTTCTTCTGACTTAACTAAGAGGTCAGTTGTAGTAGTACCTAATACGAAGTCGATAGACTTTTGTGTAACACCGAAGTCAGTGAAGAAGTTACCAGAAACTGTACCGTTAGGAGCGTAGATAGCGCCAGTGGTAAGAGCATAGGCACGAGCAGCTTCAAGGGTGATAGCGTGGCTAGAACGGATACGCTCTAACTTACGTGCAGTAACAGCAGCTTCGGTTTCAGCAGCGTCTGCAGAACCGTAGGCACGTTTACCTTGGATATCTTGAGGCTTAATTGCGTCATCCAATGGGAAGTGAGGGATTGGGAATGAACGGAGGTTACGTGTGTCATCACTGTTCATAGTGTTACGGGCACCGCGAACTTGGTCAGTAACGATACCTAATGTACCTTGTGTAGATTCAACTGTAACAGAGTGTTGTGAAACTGGCTCTGAAGAGAAGATGCCTAATTCATTGATTAGACCCCATTTGTTAGGAACTAGTAAAAGTTCTTGCGTGTAGTCTACTAATTCAAATGGTTTGTCAAAACTGCGTACTTGCATGTTATATTTTCCTTATTATTTGTTAAGAGTTAGATTAGATTGCATCGTTGCAATTGATACCTTTAACTTCGAGAGCAGCGTATACAGCGTTCTTCTCAGCAGTTAAATCGTATGAAGCATCTAATACTAAACCAGCCTTAGATACGATAGCTGGACCTTTGATAAGGACAAGTACTTTAGTATCTGTAGCAGCGGCGATTGATTGCTCATCAATTACAATAGCGTCAGCTACTTGTGAACCGTCTGTAGCAGTTTGTACAGCGATTTTGTACTTGCCATCGGCAGTTACTTTACCGACTACGGTGCCGGGTACATATGACTTAGCAGCAGCTTCGTTAACAGTTACAACTGCACGAGTGTAACCAGTCTCTGCCCATAATTCTTGCTTAACTACGTTTGATAGACGTTTAGCTTCTGTTGCGAATGGATTTGCCATTTTATTTTTCCTTTAAATATATTATTTAGTATTTAGCTTGGCTTTTAATACTTTCGCCACAGCAGATTCTTGAACTTTAGGTTCTTCTTCTTGAGTTGAAGCACCCTTTTCAACAAACATCTCAGAGGTTTCTACAGTGGTCATCATAGCTTGCATAGCAGCTAAGAAGGCTGTGAAATCATCTTCAGATTCTAATGATAGAGCAGCCTTAGCGATTGCCTCTACTTTGCTTTCGTCTTTAACGATAGCTTTAACTTGTTCAGTCTTTGCTTTAGCGATAGCTTCTTTTTTAGCAGCTTCGTATTCAGCAATAACTTCTAAAGCTTTTTGTAACTCAACCTTTTGCTCTTCTAGGGCCTTCTGGATAAGTTCAAATTGAGCTTTTTCTACGGTTTCGATTTTTACATCTTCGTCCATCTTAGATTTCTCCAATTCTTCTTTGTTAACAGAGGTAGATACCTCTTCTTTAATAACCTCGCATGCGGGTGAGGTATCAGTACCAGCTGCAGAAGCAGTAGGTTCGGATTCTTGAGTTAGAGACTTTTGTACTTTACTGAGAGTACCAGCTTTGTGACCAACGACTACATCAGTAGGTTCACCATCTCTATATAGCTTAATCATTACGGCAGGATTTTCTTCAGTGCCGTTTAGAATGAATTCTGTATCAGGAACAGACATAGTGCCGTTACTTACAATTTTAGTAACTTTGCCTGTAGCTTGACCACCGCTAGAATTCCATTTCACCATATCACCAACTTTAGGTTTATAGGCTTTCTCAAGATTAGCAAAAGCTTTCTCAAGAGATTCTTGGTCATTCAGCATGGCTAGATATTCGGTTTCATCTAATTCTGCTAATACTGTAGCTAAACTTTCTGAATCATTGGCTGATTTTAAAATCTCAAATGCTTCGAGTTTAGATTGAATATAATCTTCATAATCTGCAGTCTTAGGTTCATCAGTAGCTTCTGGCTTTTCATAGCCCATCATACGGGCAAGAACTTCTGCATCTTCATAATATACGGAAAAGAACTTACGTAGAAAATCTGGCAACTCCATAGTTACTCGAACTTGTTGCATCTTCTGGATAAATTCTTCGCTAAATTTATTTGCTTTTAGAACCAGAGCATAATCATGGTTATTAGCAGGACCACCTTGTGACTTAGCAGTAAGGGCTACGTGAGCGCCTTCTTTTTCAAAGCTAATGTCAGAAAGTTTACGCTTTGCTTTACGTTGTGTCATTATTCTTCCTCTTCAATTGTTTCGACTGATGCTAAAGCACCAATACTTAAACCGTTAATATCACCGGACTTGATTAATTCCCATAGACCATCATCAAGGGATTGCACTGTAGCTAACCAAGTGCCTTTCTTAACGAATTTATCGCCAAGAACAAAATCAGTAGGACAGCAATAACTTTCACAGAACTCAAAAGTACTTGTCTCAACTAAGTGAAACAAATTAGCCTTCATAGAATATTTATTAAAGTTATGACAGGCTTTACGAACTTCCGCTTCTGTAGTGGTATCACCGTGGGCATCAACCTCATCAGGAACCATGACAATAAAAGTTGCTTGTTTTAATTCTTCATCAACAGATTTAGTGATACTTAATTTTTCACCTAAGATTTCGTCTTCTGAATTTAATTCTGCTTCTGTAATTTCTTTAGTATAAGATTTTACAATCTCTTCCTTCTTCAGGATAGATCGTGCCCATGCTAAACCTGCAGAACCACCCCAAAGTAACCAAGCGACAGTTCCAGCTGTAGGACCGCCATCAGGCATTTTCTTTTTAGGTGCATAGTTGTTCTCATGGCGACTAAAGAATGAATACATGCGTTTGACGGATTCTAGCGAAAGATTACCATTGATAATATCTCTAGCTCTGGCTACACCAGAACCTACACCAGCATCACTAGCTTGAGAGGAACTTAATCCACCTCTGTTCCATTTTTCACGTAAGGCTAAACCTCTCCGTGCATTATTTCGCATTGCATCTGTGGGAGCAAAGCTTTTAGCTTTATTAATTGTTTCCATGCTCACCTCTTATAAGTATATAAACATAATTATATCACATTTTTATTAAAAAATCAAGAGGAATTTATTATAATACCTCCTGATTTGATATAAAAGAGTTAAATAGTACTTGCTTCAGCTTCAGGTTCTACTACAGGCTCTTCAACTGCCCAAGGCATCTTAGTAACTTCTAGATTAGCTTTAGCAACTTCTTTATCTAATACTAACTGAATATGAGCCTTAATACCTAAGATACGAGTATCAGTATTTTCAATCCAAGTTTGTACTTCAGTTTCTGTTAGAGAAGTGATAGGAATAAATAGCTTAGATGTAGGGTCAGGTAATTGGGTAGTTTGAGGTAATTCAAAAGTCTGACCTTTTTCCTTACCTATCATAACCCACTCAACTTCTTTAACTACGTTAGTCTGTTTACCTAAGGTTGTAGTCCGTAATCCAGTTACTTTAACAGTAAAGTCTGCTGTAAAATCTGTAGGTTGTGCGGCTGCTTCAATCATTTGTTATCTCCAATAAGGGTTTCAATAAGGGCTTCAAGTCTTTCAATTCGACTGCGAAGTTCTACGTTATCTTTAGCTAATTCTACGGTAGAAGCAAGAGCCGCACCGCCATAATTAACCGCAAGTGTTTGCATATCATCTTTAGCAGTTGTAATTGCCTCAGGTAATAAGTTCTGGAAGGACTGTGCGCCTACACCAACTTGTGTAATTTGATCACAATCAGTTCTATCATAAATACCTACCTTTACCTTAGCTAATCTGGCTACGTAATTTTTTGGCATATCTCGCCAATTAGTTTTTAAACGTTCGTCAGAATATGCTGTGACGTTTCCAGATGCACGGATATCTGTCGATAAAGCGCACATGAATCCACCGTTTTGTAATAGGAGTAAACCGTGAGATGAGAGGTTTCCAGCAGCACCGCCAGCGTTAGGATGTGACCAAGCCATACCATATAGGTTACCAGTAGTAGTTCCATCTGCAGGAAGTTTGTAGCTATCACCCATTGCAAACACGCCTTGGTAACGATACGAACTATATGCACCAACTACACCATTACCGTAGTTGTCGTCAATATACATGTTACCGTTAGCTCTTTGCGAACGAGCAGCATATGCTACAGATTGAGAACTAATATTTTGACTTGAAATAGCATAAGCCCAAGATTGGAAGGTTCCACTACCTTGATAACTTCTAAACCATAAGTTGTTATCATAATAGCTCATAGCTACTTGAAAACCGTGGTAGTTTCCTTGGTTACTATGTCGAACGTTAATTGAGTTGTACCAAGTAGCACTAGGCCAGTTTGACCCGCCGCCATCATTCTCATAGAAACCACTATTTTGCCAAGAGTTAGCGTTGTTGTGGCTCGCAATAAAACTGCCACCATTAAACCAAGATGGTCTGTCTGACAGTGTAGTCACACTCTGTGTATGGCTTGCAGAGGCAGCGTAGCTCGTGTAATTTCCTGCATGTAACACTTGGTTACCGTTGTCGTAAATTCCAACAGCACGTAAAGGTTTACTACCATTTGCTCCCGTGCCAATTCTCACTTCGGAACCTCTTACATAAACCAATTCAAGAGGGTCGTTAGCATCTCCGCTATTCAAGGTGTCAAAGTAACCGTTGTTACCCTGAATACCATATGCAGTATTGCCACTTGGGTAAAGATTGGTAAAGTTGAGGTTTCCGCTTAGCGTTCCTCCGCTCAAAGGCAGTGCATAAGAGCTGTAATTCTGGTTAGTTAGTACTCGGTTCCACGTTTGCCACGAAGCACCGTTCCAGCCACCACGGAAGATTAAATCATTGCCTGCATGACTGATATAAACTTGCGCTTGCGCAGAAGATTGTGCTGAGAGATTTAATAATAGTCCGTACTGATAACCTGCCGCAGTAGGGCCACTAGTAGTAGAAGCAAAATTAGATGTATCTATCTGCTCGACTGTGTTTGGATATGAATTACCAAGACTATTCCAGTCAGCACTGCCAGAGGCATAACCAATGGAGCGCAGGTACGTGTTATTTAAATAACCTGCGTAGTTGTCACTAGCAAGCAGCGTTTTCCAACCAGTCCAAGCATTTCCACTGGACACGTTGTAGTTACCAAATCTAACCTGTAAGCTGTCGCCACCGTTACTTGGGCCATAGGGGACATACATCTGCAAAGACCCGCCACCACCTGAGTAGGTACGCATAGTCATTACAGAACCGTAATTCTGCCAAGCTCCTTCACCAGCCGCAGGTCCAACAAACGCAGCCTGAAGCCCCGCGCTGTAACTTGTCGGTAGTGTGCTTTGAGACCAGACGTAGCTACCCAATGCCGCAAGCAATGGAGTAGAAGTTGCAGTTGTAGCTGCTCCAGCAGTTAAACTAGCCGCTGTACCTGTAAGCCCTGTGCCGGGTCCAATGTGGTTAGTCGCTGTTATTGACCCGCTCAACGTGCCACCACTTAAAGGTAAGGCGTAGGAGCTGTAGTTGCCCGCGTGCAGAATTGCGTTACCGCCCAGCTCACCAGATGAGCTACCCGTCAGCCTCAAACCGCCTTGGCTCGTGTAGCCTCCACGCCAAGTCAGGACAAAAGGAACTTTAGCCCCACCAGCAGCGTCTGACGTCAGTGGAGCTTCCCAGCTATTGATTGAGCTGTCTGAGAAAATCCAACCCGTGTTGTACGTTCCAGAACCAGCGCCTCTGAAGTTAATTGCCGACGCATTGTTAAGGCCGATATAACTGGCATTGCCGCCACTCAAAGGCAGGTAGCTAGATAAAGCAGCACTAGTAATATATCCATTAGGATTACCACTGCTATAAGGAGTATAACCTAATGCTGTGGTAATCTGACTTGAAGTAATGCCAGTTAAATAAGTGCTAGTGTCTAATGTCCATGTATCAGCAGCTGTTTTCTTTAAGAAACCAGAAGTACCACCAAGACCTGCAATAGCAGTTAAATCGCCATCTTGAGGTTGGTAGCTAGTTGTATCTAAAGCCCAAGTATTTAAGGCTGTTTTCTTTAAGATACCTGCTGTGCCACTTAGTCCAGCGATAGAAGTTAAGTCAGCGTCTACTGGTTGATAAGTAGATGCAGCATTTGTTGTAGTAAGATAAGTATTTGTATCTAAGGACCATG